CAAAGTCGAGCACGATCATGGTGCGGCGCTTGGTGCCTGGTCCAGGCGCGTCGCCCACCACGAGTGCGGTGATCTGGCTGCTGTTGCCCTTGACCGACCGGAGCCAGCCGTCGTAGCGCTCCGAGTACGAGCCGTTGCCGACCTTGCACTGGATGACGATCCAGTCGGACATGACATCGGTCTTGCCGCCGTACTGGCCGACTCGCACACCGCCGATCTTCTCGGCGACCTCTCGCTCAAAGGCGTTGCCCTTGTTGCGTGCGCGCTTGCCGCGCTTCGCCTTGGCTTTGTTCTGCTCGTCAATGTCTAGGTCAGACATCTGGCTCATCTGCGTACCAACCTTCCCAGTCGAGCCTGACCACCATCCGAGAGGGTGAAGGCTGACTGATCTACTTCTAGGTGTCCTGCCTTGATCAGTTCCGCGATGGTTGCGCGGTTGAAGATGTGCTCGTTGAGGAAGAACCAGCCCTCTGGCGCGATTGCGTCCGAGTACCGGATGCTCAACTTGGCGAACTGGCGACCAATCTTGGGGTCATAGCACCAAGCATCTGCGCCCTCTTGCACGCACTTGATGCCCTCATCCAGCTCAGGAGTGAGGATCTCGATCTGACTCACTTCACGCACGCCTTGTGCCGCCACTCAAAGCGACGGCCCTTCTCGTGGATTACCAGTACGCGCGTGCCAGGGAACACCTGCCGCTTGGGATCGGTGTAGTCGATCACCTTGCCGCAGTCGGTGCAGTTGGTGACTGTCCATACCGGCGGCTTGGCTGCGCCTGCGCGCTTGGTCTTTACGCCTGCCACTGCAATGCCCTCCAGATCCAAACCACTGTTGCTGCCGTGGTGAGCAGGTAGATCATTGACGGCGCAATACCTACGCCGCGCTTGATGCTCATCGGCAGACTAGCGAACACCACGAGAAAGAGCGCGGTGTTGATGACAATCAGCGTCACGCCGACATAGGCGAAGGCGCTCACAGGTCAGCGAGACCTGAGAGCAGCGCCATCCGGTCGTTGGCGACCTCAATGGCTCCCTCAATCGTTGGTGCTTGAAAGGTCAGTTCTGTGCCTTGTGTGTCGGTTAGAACGATTGTCCAGGTCACCTGATTCTCTTGATCAGCGAATGGGTGCTCGACGCGCACTAGTCCGTCGTAGTGGTAGCCGAGCTGTGCGGCGCGTGTCTCTAGTTCGGTCAGGTCAGTATTGCTCACGATTCCTCCTCATAGGATGACTGCCAAAGACCGTTATCCACCATATGCTTACGCAGGATCGCGTAGGAGTCCTCCGCTGTCAAGCCTGTTGTGTCGATCTGCAAGTCGTACTCGGTCTGAAGGTAGCCAAACTCGGTCACATCGCTGACCCCTTGCAGCACCCCACGCCGCTGTGTCCGAGCCTCCGCCGTAGCGTGGACTCTGACGATCACGATGCCTGGGATGTGGTGCCGGAGGTAGTGCGCCTCTAGCGGCAGCCGTACATCGTCTACGGCGACGAGCCGGTTGGCGCTCTTGACCTTCAGATACTCGGCGTGCCACGCCTTGATCCAGAACGATGCGTCTAGCTCGCGCAGCTGCGCGCCGATCTCCTGCAAGATCTCGCGGCCAGACACTTCGACATCCAGTCCTAGGCGACGCTGGCTGTAGTGCTTACCCTTGTCAAAGTCCTCCCCATAGCCCAGTGCAGCCACGGTGCGGATCGTCTCCGCAATCGGCAGCACCGTATACGGATGCACGCGACGCTGCTCCAGCATCGCCGCGAGCGTTGACTTGCCAGAGCCTTGCGGCCCTACGAATGCGATGTTCATCGGTTGACCCTCCTGAGGTAGTCGATCCACATATGAACGCGCTGTGGATAGCGCTCAAAGAATCCGATGGCTCGGTTGCAGGGTGAGCAGAGCAGCGCCCTGACACACTTGCCGCACGAGATCGGCACGCCCTTTGTCCTGCCGGTACTGAGTGTCTCGTAGGTGCAGCAGCGCGGATCGTGATCCACCGTCACCGCCCTAGTCTCGCCAAAGCGGAGTGGCTCCTTACACGCTCCACATCGATCAGCCTGTGCCAGCCGTAAGGCCGTGTACTGCTCCATCGTCATCCGATGGTTGTAGAGCGTGTACCGCAACACCCTCACAGCTCGTTGGTCCTCAGTCTCTTTCTCCCTCCAGGCTCTCGTTGCCAGAGCGCGCTTGCTCGGCTGCTCTTGCTTACGCATTCTTCTTCAGTCCAAGAATCTCGTTGAGTGGCGTGAGCCTTCCAGAGCCAGAGCGTTTAGGGGATATAGGGGTTCTATTCTTTTCTCCTTCTCCTTCTCTTTCTCTGTCCGTTGACCTACCCCTGTTTTGATCTCGCCACTTTTGTCCACGAGAGGTCGAGGTGGGGTCGACTTGATAGCGAGAGTAGTTCGACACGGCGATGACTCCGTCTCCAGATTCTGTCAGGAGACCACTTTTCAACAGGCCGTCCACACCCCTAAAGAGGCGTGCGCCGATGACGGTCTTGAGGTGCTGTCGGTTCTTGAACACTCCGCCGGAGCGGAGCAGCTTCACCTCACCGATGATCGTGATGAACGCGCGGAACTGCGTGTCAGTCAGCGCCGAGATCTCTGCGTCTCGGTGTGCATTTGCTACCCACTTGAACCAAACCATTCGTCCTCCGCTCTGTGTTAGTGGCTGGGAGAGGTGGAGGTCACCAGTCTCTCCCAGCCGTAGATGATGCCGTTGACTAGAACGGCAGTTCCTCAAGCGCTGTCTCCAGCTCAGGGTTGCCATCGTGCAGCCCCTTCGCCTTGGCGGCAAGCATTGCCTCACCCTCATCGCGCACCTGGGCGTTGACCCACGCGATGCTCGGCTTCCTCTTGCAGAACTCGCCGTTCGACTTGCCAGAGCAGGCGTAGAAGGCGCTGTACTCCTTGCCAGCCTTGCTGACACCGGCAGGCTTATGCGACCAAGCCGTGCGGTGGTCTGGGCATTCGCCCTCTGCGAACAGCATTGCTGCTGCTACGGCCACATCGCTCGTAGAAACCGACGGCTGAGATACCCTCACAGAATCAACGGAGAGGGGTCTAGGAGCCACGGAGAGGCTCGCGCCTGAGCCTGACGCATAAAGAGACCGCCCCACGCCAAGGAGAGCCGCGCAGCGGCGAAGAGCGTCGCTTGATGCCTCCTTCAGAGGCTCGTCGCTTTGACCACCGTTGGGGTAGCCGTAATCTTCCTTGGTCGAAGCAACGCCATCCACTCGGATGGTCAGCGTTCCCTTGATCGCCTTTGCGGTGCTGTCGACCACGACGCTCTCAAAGTTCCACCCAGTGATGCCCAAGACATCGTCTAGGCGCTGAGCTACGGCTCGTGCATCTGCGTAGGTAAAGGTCATTCCGCCGCGCCCTGGGCGCTGCTTCAGATCTGTGCCGGTGAACGGTGCGGCCAGTGCCGCTGCGATTTGCTTAGTCATTCTCTGATCCTCCAATGGTCTCTACAGGTAGCAACTGCTCGGCTACCAGATTCAATGAACTCGCCTTTGCAATATGTCCGCTCTCGAATACGGTTCCCTCCTTCACTTCATATGCCAGATAGAGATACTGGCTCTTATCCATCACTCCGAGCAGCCACGCACGCTGGTACTTATCCGCGTGGGGTGGCCCATTGCGGTCCTCTCCAGGCGCGAGCTGCAAGTGAACGAAGGCGTAGTAGTCCACCGCTTGGTGGTCTCGGATGTAGTCAAAGACGCTGACCTCAACATCGTTGGCTGCCGGTCGGCTCCACCCCTTGGTCTTCACATCAACCTTGAGACCGCAGACCACATAGTCGTGCGTGGTGAGGTCCACTGGGATGAACGGCATCTTGCGCTCGCTGAGTACCGCCTCAAACACGGCCTGACCTAGCACGCCAGTCCAAGTCGTGTTGCCGTCCGCCTTCTCCTTTCGGAAGCGCAGCGCGGTGCTGGACTGCGCCTGCTTGAACATCTCTTCAGCCCTGACCTTGATCGCGGTGGTGAGTTCTACTTCGATCACGCTTGGTCCTCCTTCCCAAAGACGCGGAATACTCGCGCCCCTGGCTTCTCTGAGGTGAAGCGTGTGACTGCCTCACCGTAGGTGTCTGGAGCAACCGTTCGCAGGACATCCGCGATGCTCTCCCAGTCCACCTTGACGCTGCTCTTGTTGGTCTTCCAGGTGGCAAGCCAACCCTGACCCTTGACTCCTTCGCCATCGGCAATGGCTTCCTTGATGGCGATTGCCATCTCCTTCAGCGCGGCATCGGCAGCCTCTGCCTCCGCCTTCGCTTCGATGTAGAGGCGTGCGATGTGATCCAGCTGCGGATCAGCCACGGCGTAGGTGTTGTTGCTCTGCGGCTTGACTTCAGCGAGCGTGTCGCTGTCGTTGCCGGTCAGAGGTGGCGGAGTCTTGGACTGCACCAACTCGCGGAACAGGACGGCCTTGTCAAACAGTTGCGTCTGGTAGACAGGGTCAGCCTCCACGCGCTCAATGCGGAATACTAAGCCAGAGAGCAGCACGGCGACATCGCAGTACGACGCGCCTGTGATGAACATCTGCCACTGCACCTGGTCGACATACTCAGGTGGCACTGGGTACAACTGCCAGCGGTTGCTCGTTGAGGTCTTGATCTCTACGAGACCGTCGGTGTCGCCCACGATGGTGCGATCCAACGAAGCCATCGCCCAAGGGTGTTCCTTCAGGCGCACGATGCCGTTGCTCTTCCGCAGCTTCTTGCCAGTCTCGGCGGTGTAGTAGTCGGCGACTGCCTGCTCTAGCAGTTGACCGCGCTGTGCGGCCGCTCCGACTTCCTGCTCACCGACCTGACCAGTCAACTCTGCCCAGAGGCGATACGCGGTCTTGTACGGCGACGAGCCGTTGATGGCGGTGATACCGGTGGCGGTGATGCCGCCCTTCCGCATCTCGAACCACTCTGGACTCCGCTGCGGTGCGGATACAAACTCAAAGCGCTTGCTCACTTGACCTCCTGTGTCTTCTTCAACGCCTTCACTGCGGCGCGCAGCTTGACCTGTGCATCTGCCAGGCGCTTCTTGTCGCCTGACTCGTAGATCTCTACGACCTTCTGCCAATGGCTGACCTTGCAGTCAGGGCAGAGGCGCTCAATCAGTTGTGGCTTGACCTCTGTTGCCATCTGCCTCCAGCAGATCGTGCATTTCCACTTGGTCACTGCGTGCGTCCAAATACAGGCTGGCTCTTAGCGATCTGAATCAACAGCGCCCAACACACGCCGCAGATCTGGTCGCGCTTCTGCGTCGACTTGGTCTTGACTGGACCCTTGCAGTAGGCGCACCTCATCGGATCACCAACTGGAATACCAACACGGCCAGTACCCAGAACGCCATCAAGGCGACGGTGAAGCTGAAGCGCTCACGGTTGTGAGCCTGTCGCTCTAGGCGCTCAAACTCGCTTGCAAAGTGCGGACGGACGACCATCTTCGGTGTGGTCTTTCGGTTGACTTTCATAGCGAACCGCCAACGATCAACACGAAGATGATCGATGCGACAAAGAACACATAGCCTGCCATCTCAGCGAAGCTCGGCATCTCGGTGTATTCACGCAGACCTGCAAAGTCCGACTTGGGTCGGTTGCGATTGTCCGGTGTGCGCGGATCGTAGTACCGCGTTCCCTTGCCGCCAACGACGCGGCTGAATGTCTGTGGCTTGCGATCCATAGAGACCTCCTGTACCAGCAGAGCCGAATGGCTCATTCCTCACTGGCAGGAGCAGCATACGCTCAACGGCAAGCAGCCGTCAACCCCTAAAGCACAAGAAGTGGTGTGAATATCTTTGATGCAGGGTGGATACTCCCCTGGGTGGAGGAGGAGCCACCCAGGGGAAGCCGCCTAGGACGGCTGCGACAAGTCCTCTAGAGCGAAGGCGATGAGGAGCCTCAGGCAGATGCCACACAGGAGCACCTGCTCAGACTCCACCTCCCAGACCCTGCTCTGTAGCTCGCAGACCGAGCAAGTGCCGTAGGGGCGCTTGACTCGGACTGGCACGGCTTAGTTGCGCTTGAGGCCGTATGCCCCATTGTCACGATCTAGGGCCTTCACGACGATGCCCAACCCAGAGGCGAGACCGGCGGAGACGATGGTGCGGAAGTCGCCACCCTGGATGTCCAAGAGTGGGATGCCAAGACCCAGCGCCACCGAGATGCTAACCGTGAGGAAGGTGCGGACAAAGTCCAGCGCGATCTCATCGATCTGCGTGTTCGCGGCGATGTATGCGAGTGATGCCCAAATGCGCTTCATACCCTTTTCCTTTCTAGTAGCAGCGGCTGCTGCATTGATGACGGCGAGACCGTCTGCGGCGATCGCGCCCCAGTCAGCCTTGCCGATCTGATCCAACTGCGCCTGTACAGCGTCAGGTGTCTTAGTACCCTTTGCCACCTTTCGTGGCTCTGCGTGGCTCCTAGGTGCCTGTACGGCGACTTTGGGAGCAGGTGCTGGCGTAGGTGCCGCAGGCACGACCACAGGCGCTGCGGCTGGCGCAGGCGCGGCGACCTTGCCTGGGTGCGTGACGATGAGCAGGCACTTGTAGTCGACTGCCACCTTCTTCGCCTTGACCTTGCTGTTGGCGATCTGGCGCAGCTGCGCCTCCGTTACCGGCACGCCGTACCTCTCAGCGGCGACCTTCTCGTCGCGTGTCGGACACGCCCACTGCCAACCGTCAACAGGGTCATAGCCTGCGCTCGTCATATGGCCGTAGCCGTCGGTGATCTTCTTAGGGTCGGTCTTCGTCCAGTAGCGCTTCCAACCGTCGTGCCACTTGCTGATTGGTACGCCTGCTGGGTAGCCGATAGGCTGCTGCACCCAGACCATCAACGCAGCACCAGCCTTGGCAGCGGCGACTGCGTCTTCCCACGACTTCGCATAGCGAGCCTTGCCACCGAGTACGGCGACCGTCTGCGCGGCTTCCTTCAGTGAGCCACCGGCATCGCTGATCCCCTGCTTGTCCTTGCGCCCTGTCGCCTTCTCGAATGCGGCGACTCCCTGAGCAGCGGTGTAGTCCACGGTGTAGCCAGAAGCCCACGAGACTGCGGCCGCGCAGGATGACCAGGTGCAGTCATCTAGGATCTGCTT